CTGAAGAGTATCGGACATAGTGTAGATAATAAGACAAAAACAGATAAACCCTACTTTTAAAAAACAAACCGTTTTATCAATATCAGCCAGAGAAACTATAAAAAGCCTGAGTTATACCCCGTAATACAGCACGGGGTAATTCAATCGCTACGCTCAATCATCCTTTCACCAGTACCCATAAATGGGCACATGGCAAAAGGATGATAAAAAAATGTAATCTCTTAATTTGAATTAACAAAACTCAAGTTTCATTTGGACGAAAGAAAAAAAGACAAGTTTAGCAGGACGAAGAAAAGTTACCGCTCCGCTACATGCTACGCATAGCCCTTTAAACCTACAAAAGATAATAAAGAAGAATTATGCTTGTTGTTAGATATAAGATAAAAAAAACGGTTAAAAACATCATAAGATTCAACAGCCATATCATGACGCTGATTATAATTGTATTTTTTACAAAAAGTTAAATAAGTCATTAATAAAAAACCATAAAATTAAGAATTGTTAGGTGTTAAATCAGAACTAAAAGGAATTTCATCAGTACAGTAAATAGTAGTACTAACTTTATTTTTAGTTAAAATAGCTTTACAAGAAGAAATCCAACGTATGTTAAAACCACGTTCCCGAGCATAAAAAGACTTATCATCTTTAACAAATATATAATCAAAACCATCAGTTGATTTAACTGAGCCCGTAATTTGAACGTTATAAATTTCACTTTCATCATCTTGAACCTCTGGAGAACTAGAAACTCCAGTAACAACAATTCCATCTTTAGCGTTTTTTATCATTTCCTGATCTTTAAGTAAAACGGGTTTTGCATCACATGAACCATACCAATCTTTGTAAGCCTGATTACAACCAACTAAACCTTTCTTTGGTTCACCAGGTAAATAAGTAACAAGGGCATTAACCGACGTTGTCGCGAGTAATGCCCCTGCTAAAAAAAAGTGAAAGCCTTTAATTTTGAAATTTTCAAGTGCATTTTTAAAATCCTTAATTTTATCAGTGTAACGACCGTGAGTGAGATATGGCGGAATGTATTGATATAGTTCGTGTGAAGTTTCTGTAAAAATTTGTGAAGTATCATAAGCATGATATAAATCAGTACCACGATAAACCCATTTATCGACCACTGGAGCATTAAGACCATCACCATATTTTACAAAACCAATATGAACACGAGGCATAGGCAAAGGTTTATCTGTAAAAACCTTATAAAGACCACTTAACAAAGGAATACTAAAACGGTCAGAACGGCGACAATAAACAACGTGCTCGGCAAACATTAACCGCGCTTGTTTATCCATAACTTCCAAATCTTGAATGATGAAGAATACGTCCCACCGCTTTTTTCTTGCATGAATAACCCAGTCGAGTAGCTCTTTTCTGCCTTTAGCGTTCCAATCCCTAGAATTAAACCAAGTACCACACTCGTCCAATACAAGCGCCCCGTTTTTTTCTTCCCCTGTAAATTCACCCTCATAACCCAAGCCAATAGCATTAAGGTCATCAACTTTAGGGCGATCAGGAACACGGTAAACAACGGGAGATTTTGCATAATTTCCACATAAAATATTAAGATTTAAATCCAAATTAGTAGCGACTTTCCTACCCTGTTTTAAATAATCACGAATACGCCCAACACTAGCAAGCGTCTTACCTGAGCCGAGTTTGCCAGTAACAATATAGACGGGCATTAACTAGTTAAAACCGTAGTTTTCCAACGTAAAAACTTCATTGTTAATTTAAAACCCGTACAGGCTAAATGTGTAGAAATAATAGCGGATAAACATAAGCCAATATTAGATGGCACAAAAGCAGCCACAAAACCAACCGCAGGAATGACAGAGCCAATAAGTCCATCAATTTGACTGATTAATAAATTTGTAGCAGTACCAACAACAGCAATAACAGCAACTAAAACAGAAAAAAGCATACCTTTACGAGTAACAAACCAAGCAAAAGAAGTAAGGAGAGCTGAACCAATCCAAGAAAAAACAGGTACTAAAAAAAGTGGCATTTAAAAGCCCTCGCTTAATGTTCTGTTAATAGTAAAGAAGATATACCACGCAGTCAAAAGACCAAAAAACCACGTTAAAAGCGGTTGAACTTTTGAAGATAAAGAACAAGTATCTAAAGAAAACTCACCAAAAAAGCCAACAGGAATACTATAATTTTGGCATTGCTCAACAGGAATAGAATTAGTTAAAGAGCTAGAATTTGACAAAGTTAATGTATCTTGAAAACCAAGTTGTGCGGCTGTTTTATCTTTAAAGCCTTTTATCTCAGCATTATAATCACTATTTAAAGCATCAAGTTCACCACCAGAATTAAAATCATTTACAGGTGTTACTTTAAATTGTTCATTAAGTTTTTTAAGCTCATCAACAACTGGCTTTAAATCTAAAGCACTACCACCAACACCACCACCACCAACATTAGAATAAATAGGATCGTCTTTACCATCACCATCAGCATCTATATCGTTACCATTAGAGACACCATCCCCATCAATATCTGGATCATTATAATCTGGTAAACCATCAGAATCAGTATCTGAATCAATACAAACGAAAGAATCATTAATATAACCACAACCCGCCTGACAATTATTAGTAGAAGCACCGCCAAAAGAAGAGCCAGAATCAACACAAACATTAGTAGGGTCTTCGGGGCAAGCTAAAAGAGAACCAGAGGGAACACAATCAGGGCCAACAGGAACACCACCTAAGTCAGGATTATTTGTAACATCAGGCAAAGGGTCGGTATAACAATTACCTTCAGAACCCATGTAAACCTGATTACCTCCGCCAACATCAACAGCGGCAACATTACATTGAGAGCCGTCAGCTTTTGTATAACAAGCATCTTGAGCGGTTACGGTTACATTTGGAGAGTCGTTAATGTTACATGAATCTAATAAAGGTATTTGATTTGGGTCTGCACACGCATCAACAATAGAATCAACATCATCATAATGAATGGGATAAGTATGTGTTATATGAGTATCATTAGGACATTGAGCACTGTTTATAGCTAATTGAAAATAACTAGTAGTAAAAAACGATGAAATACCACCGCTACTACCATTACAATTAAACCAAAACTTAGAAGTAGAATAATTACTAGTGTTTACATGCTCATAGTAATCAGATGTATTTTGTACAGTGTCATTGTTAGAAGCACAATGATTAGAAGCTGTTATTTCTATATAACCATCAGAATGTGAATTAAAACAAGTTTCTGCTGCAAGAGTCGAGTCATTAGTTTCTAATGTTATTGTATATTGTGATGCGTCAGAAGCTATACAGAGAAATTGATAAACATTTATTAATTTAGGTGGTGATGTTGGAACAGTACCATCTGTAAATATTGTTGCAGTTGAAAAAAAAGGCACTAATAGCCCGAATAAAACTAAAAGTGCCTTTGTCATAATAATTAAACCTAAATTAAGAAACTTTACCCATGACTTTCTTGAATAATTTAATCAAGATTAAACCACCAGTAATAGCAGCCACAACAGGCCAACCCGCTGTAATCATAGCCAAGCCGTCAGTTTGAACGGCAGTTATAGCGCCAGTGGCTTCAGTAGGTAAAGCAGCAGAAGCAGAGCCGACAACACCAAGAGATGCAGCAACTAAAGCCGCACTTTTTACTTTTAAACGATTAAACATTTTTATTCCCCTTTAGGAATTATTTTAAGTAATGCCCCACATAACACGCCTAAAAACATAGAAGAGCCATGAAGCAACGTAACCGAAAGCAAAACTTCCGATAATCAACCCAGAAAAAAGAAGTAAATCAGATAAATTAATCATTATTTACCACCCATTTCGTGAGCAAGAAAGCCCAAGCACCAAGCGAGGCTACAAGAACAAACAAGGATGGCACTGATTAGTAAATCAACCTGTGCCGAATTTATTAAAACATCAGTCATTTTTTACCTTTGATCCTAAACCAAGCAAAGTTTAATTTTTTTTCAAATTCTTCAATACTATTTTTAGAATCAATCATAAATTAAGCTTTTAAACATTCAGTAAAATGTTTTTGTAAATTAACATCAACAGGTTTAATTTCAGAAATTTCATTTTCAAAAGTTTCAGTACTAAAACCAACCGTTAATTCATATTCTTTGTTAGAAACAAAAGCACCTGAATCAATTAATTTATGAGCGTAATTAGCATTGATATTTAAAGAGCTTTTACCAAAAGGAACTTCTGTAGATTGACCAACAGCTTTACGTTTAAACTTTTCAGCATTCACATTTTCTAATGGATATAGCATTAAAACCTCAGCATTTTCAGCATCAGGATTTTTACTACTCGGAAAACTTGTAATTTGTAAGCCACACAAAATAATTTTATTCGACATTTTTAACACTCCAGTACATGATTGAGTAATTCTTTATGTGTTGGGGGAATTCCCAACGTTTCATTTATAAATTTATCCGGCAGTAATAAACCGAAAGCCTTGGATATATCACCATTAACTAATTCAAGAACATCATTTAAAGCCCGACCTGCAGCATGACGATACCAACGAACACGACTAACAAGAGACAAACAAGCCTCTTTTGTTTTGTTCATTGATTTTGTGCGAACACCCTCAACAGTTGAAAGACTTTGAGAAAAACCATTAATACCAGCAAAAGCTAAATCAGCATTTAGCAAGGCATCGACAGACCATTTTTTTAACTCAACTTCTGAGCGATACCAAGAAAGGCGATCATCATCTATTTTTTGCTCTAATTTTTTATTGTAAACACGCCAAAAAACTGGGCTTGTACGTTTACCAACACAAACCATTTCAACATCAAAAACGCGACCGCCATTTTCATCAAATATGAATTCGTCACATAATTTAATGACTGGCATTCGTCCGCCCTTGCCTGTTCTAAAAATACCATCTTTATAAGCGGTTGCCGCATATTCACAATTAAAAACATTGTCATAATCATCCTTGGCTAAATCTATTCTTGATAAAAAATTAATAGATAAAACGGTATTTAACCAATGATGCAAAACAAAAGGGGTGGTTTGTGAAAAAAGATACTTACATCCAGTACCTGAAATCTGGATATAAGCTGTATCATTTTGACCACCCATACCAACAAAACCAACCTCAATACCCGTTTCAGTACGCATTGTTAAAGAATCTGTATAACCGTGGAAACCCTTACCGCGCGGCACTTCAATATAAAAACCTAAAACATGTTCAATAAAAACCTTAAGTGTTTTGGTATAAAATTCTGATAATTGATTACTAACCTGTAAACGATGTAATTCAAGCTCATCAATTTTTTTACTTTCAATATCTTTGATTTTTGGCGGTAAAGGAAAAATATGTTGTTTTTTAGCCGTAGTACCTGCAAAACCTGCACGATGACAATGACGAAGTGAAGAAAGCGGAAAACTAAACGCTAAATGATCAACCTTAACCGCGTCTTTTTTAACAATACAACTTTTATGGATTAAGCGATCAGCTAAAGGCGACAAAGCAGGAACAAGTTTTTTACTAAAATTTGGCGCACTGGGAAATTCATCGCGAAAATCTTTAAGTATTTGTTCAGGTGTTTGTATTACTTTACGGTGATCGCTCATATCAAACCCTTAGCCGCTAATTGCTTATAATTACAATCAGTAATTTCAACTGTTTTAGCATTATTCATTTCATACGAAACCCATTGTTTAAAAGCAAACAATGACGGAAAGTAATCATAGAGACGTTCGCCACATGGCAAATCATAGGTAGAATTTACCCCTAGAATTCTTTCATATTCGTAATAAATAACAGTCATTACTTGATACGTCTCAATAATATTTTAATATCAACAATTTCATCAACTGCATGTTCAAAAGAAACATTGGATTCATCATAATTTTCTAATTCAGTTTGATGTTGAATCAAAGCGCGACGAACAACGCTAATTTCATGTGGTGATAATTCAAAAGTAATGTTTTGCAT